TGCCGTCGTAAACTACTTCTGGAAAATTTTCAAAATATTTCATTTATCGCGCCCCTGAGTTTGGTATAACAAATTCCGCAGGATCTTCTGGAACTAAACTTCCACCGTATTCGTCTGCAGTTTGGATTTCCAATTCTTGCATTGAAATTGCTAATGAAACTCCACCGGGTTTACCACCTTTCATCATAGTTACTCCACCGCCTGCGCCATAATCAACATCTATAGATCTTATAAGTGAAGTTTTAAATTTCATAAAGTGTTCAGGATTAACTCCTAATAAATACGTATCAACAGTAGCTGGATAAGTAAGGAATGCTCTTGGAATTCCTTCAATGTCTCGAGTATGTGGTAATACTTGCTTTTTAAATCCATTTACAACGTCTTTAATCAAACGTGAGTCTTCTTGACTTTCAGGATACAAATCCCAGTTAAAAGTATGAGTACGTAATTCAACTCCTTCAAACGATAACGTTTCTCTTGGGTTAACAGTTTGTCCAGTTGTAATATCAATAGATCTGCCAATATCTCCTGGAAGTTTTGATCTTAAAAGATATTGTGCGCCAGTTGTTGCGTCTCCTAAACTTGTTCCTAGTATTTTGTTTACTAAACCACTTACTACGCTATTCCCGCCATTTGCGCTGCCAGTTAATGCTGATGCTCCACCTGCGCCTAATTGTTGAATAAGCTGTGGAATATTCTCAACAGTCATTTGTCCAGAATTTGCCATTAGGTTTGTTGCAGCTCGGCTGATTGCTTCAGTTGTTTTGTCTCTTTCAAAACCTTGTATATTAACTCCTGTGCTATCAGACAAAGCTCGTGGGAATGGTAATTGAATAGATGATATTCCCTTTATCGAACTACCGCGAGCTCTACCAGTTTGGCCAAGAGATCCAGTTAATAAATCAAATCCGGCATTCAATCCTTCATAAGAATATTCTTTAAATACAAACATAATGCTGTGTGATAAGCCGTTTGCAGGGAAAGACAAGTTTCCTATTGCTGCACGCCGGTTTTGTTCAGCTTTTCGCTGCTGCGGCCTATGTTGATACCCATGTGGTATTTCATCATAACTCATAAGAGCCTACCTTTTTCTTATAAATATTATTACTTATTTATATGGAAATGCGAGTGATGATATGACAACTAGAGGACACAAAGGTAGGTTTAGACCTAAAAATCCTGCTAAATACAAAGGCGATCCTAGTAACATTATTTATAGGTCGTTGTGGGAGTTCAAATTCTTTAGATATGTGGATATGCACCCTGATATTATTTGGTGGCAATCCGAAGAAGTGATAGTACCTTACTATTCTCCAATTGACGGAAAAAGACATAGATATTTTCCAGATGTGATTATTAATAAACGCGTTGGTCCAGTAACAAAAACAGTGATGATTGAAATAAAACCAAAAGCACAGACAAGACCGCCTGACCCAAGGAAAAAAAATCAAACTAAAACAGGTGCGGTTTCAAGACGTTATATAAACGAGGTTAAGACATACGGTGTTAACGAAGCAAAATGGAAAGCGGCAAGAAGTTATTGCGCAGATCGTGGTTGGGAATTTGTAATTATGACAGAAGATCATTTAGGGATAAAATAAATGGTAGCAAAAGTATTTGATGATATCTTATTACAAGGGGTACGCGCTGGACAAATTCCTGCGCGGACACAAGAAGCCCGTGATTGGTATCGTAGCCAAGCAGGACAAATGCGAGGCGTAAGACAAGATCGTATTATACGAGAAATGGGTTCAGACCGATATGAAAATCGGTTTAGATTAGGTAATATGTATATGTTTGGTTACGACCCAAAACATAAAGCAACATTACCGTATTATGACAGGTTCCCCCTTGTGTTTCCAATAAATAAAGCAGATGGCGGGTTTTTAGGAATTAACTTTCATTACTTACCTCCTATACTACGAGCAAAATTAATGGATCAACTTTATACTATAACAACAAATAAAACATATAATGAAAATACTAGATTAAGAGCAAGTTATGATTTATTGAATGGTACTGCAAAATATAAAGAGTTTAGGCCAACAGTAAAACATTATTTGGCAAAACAATTGAAAACAAAATTGACTTATATTGCTCCAACGGAATGGGATATTGCATTGTTTTTACCAAGTCCTGCATTTGTCGGTGCAAGTAAGCGTCAAGTTTATGCCGACTCGAGAAAAATTATAAGAGGAAGATGATGGCATTTAACATCACGGAATTTAAATCTACTTTAGGATCGTTTGGCGGTACAGCTCACGCTGGTTTGTTTGAAGTTACAATCCAAGGCCGCGCTGCTAATTCATCTCAGATTACGCCAAGGCAATTGACGTTTTTCTGTAAGACTATGTCTATCCCGGGAATTACTATTAATACGGCGACTTATGAACAAACTGCAAAACTTTCACGAGAAATGCCAACAGGCATTGCTAATAATCCAGTCAATGGAATATTCTTAATTGACGCGGATCATCAAATATTAAAGTTCTTTCATTCTTGGGCTCAAAACGTTGTCAATTATAGTACTGCTGGTGGTGAATTGGCTGAAGTAAATGGTATGCTGCCTTTTGAAGTAGCGTACCGTGAAGATTACGCCGCAACTATTATAATTAAATTCTATAACCCGCACCCCACAGGACCTAATAATACTTATTATGAAACTGTGTTAGAAGGAGCGTTTCCAACTGCAATTGGAGAAATAGATTTATCATGGGAAAACAATGATAGTTATGCAACATTACCTGTTTCATTTTCGTATGATAAAGTTAGATTTACAGGAGAAGTACAAGGATCTCCAACCTCGAGATTTAATCGCGGAACAGGTTTATTATCATTCTTAAATTCAGTAGGATCTTTGACTAGTGTTATAGGCCAAGGACTAAAATTTAATAGTGTACAAGATGCTGCGAACCGTTTATTAAAATTTAGAAACTCGTGGGATAATATTACAAACTTTTTTAGATAATGGAGATATAAACTATGGCTTTACCAAAAATTGATTTACCTATTTTTGAAGCAAAACTACCATCAACCGGTGAAACTATTCAATATAGACCATTCACGGTAAAGGAAGAAAAGATTATGTTGGTTGCGCAGGAAGATGAAGATCCTTCGCAAGAAATGGTTGCAACAAAACAAGTGGTAAATAACTGTCTTTTAAATAAAGATATTACTGAACTTGCAATGTTTGACCTTGAATACATTTTCTTGTTGTTAAGATCAAGATCTGTTGACAATACAATCACATTTGGTATTGTGGATCCTGATACAGAAGAACAAGTACAATTGAATATAGACGTTGAAGAAATTAAACTGAATACACCTGAAGGTCATACTAATGAAATAAAAATTAATGATGATTTTATGTTATACTTGAAATATCCATCTATTGATGAATTTATTAAAATTGCTGAATCAGATCTTGAAGATCCTTTAGTCAATTATATGATTTTGATATCTTGTTTGGATAAGGTAGCATCTGAAGATGAGGTCCACGAATTTAAGAATTATACAAGTGAAGAAGTTGACCAATTTATGGAAAACATTCAAGGCGGAGTTATCAGAGGAATACAAAGTTTCTTTGAAACAATGCCAAAGCTTCGTCATGAAATGAAATATACAAATAAAGAAGGCACTGAAAAAACTTTCGTAATAGAAGGAATGAAATCTTTTTTCGTCTAGTGCTGAGTCATATAACTCTCGCTAATTATTATCAAATGATATTTAGTTTGGCTCAGCACCATAAATATTCGATAAATGAGATTGAAAATTTATTACCGTTTGAAAGAGATTTGTATTTTGGAATGTTAAGTGACTTTATACAGAAACAAAACGAAAAGAATGGGGTTGCGTAATGGCAGAGCTCTCGGCTGAAACAACAGCGATAGTAGAAAGATTAAGAGCAGAAGGCGATTTGGTTCGTAATAGCGGAACCAACTCAATACGATCTGTGAAAATCAAATTAGATCGTTTCGACGGTTTGTTTACATCAATTCAAACAAACGTAGCAGAGCAAACTCAAATACTCAGGCAACAAGCTGGTATTCAAGAAGCTGCAGCTGAAAATCAAAAACGCCAAGAAGACTTCGAAAATTTAAAGGCTGAGCAAGAAGTTGTTGAAAAAAAGAATGACCGAGCTGCACAAGAAGAACGCGATGCAAAACTAATAGACGGAATGCGAAGCGCGTTTTCCTTAAAGAATTTAGCATTAGGTGCAGGTGGCGCTTTCCTAGGATATAATTTATTAAAAGGTGCTATTGACGAACAGTTTAATGGCGCATTTTCAAATATGGAAAAAAGTATCAGCGAATTTAATCCTGCAATTATACAAGAAACATTTAATAATTTAAAAACTACTATCGGTAATATGGATTCAGCAATTGCTAATCTTAATTCAACAGTAGCAGGATTGCAAGCAGACATTGAAAAATTTAAAGAAGATATTACATCCTTTGGCTTTTGGGTGAAGACACTTACTAATATAATCGGTGCTACGTTTGCTCTTAATGCTGCAAGAAAATTAGCACAAACAATAGATGAAATAAATGATAAAAGGATTGCTAGGCGAACACCTAACATTGATCCGATGCTCGACGAACAAGGCCGAGGAAGTAGATACGCAAATTATGGAGAAGCATTAGATAGAGCAGGTGTAGCTGAAAGAGCAAGACTTGCTGAAGCCGAAAGAGCTAAGGCAATAGCAGATGCCAAAAGAATAGAAACCGAAAGGTTCAGACGAGCATCCAACACGTTCCGACCCACATCAGTTACTCCATCATTTACGCCAGACGGCGCTGGATATATGCCTGAAGGAAGATTGTCCGTAGCAGGCATGCAAACTGCTTCTAATATTAATAGACCTACAATAGATCGGCCGCTTACTGGTTTTAACAATAGTCCTCAATTGTTAGGGCAACCGCAAGGTGCTAACGTGTTTAGAGCAACTGCTGATATAACAAGAGCTCCTGCGAATGTTAATAAAAAAGCCACAAAAAGTGACCTACAAAAATTGTTGCAAGAATATAATGATAAAATACCAGCAAAATGGCGTAACGCCATAATCAAAATATTTGATTTTCTTGCTAAGGCAAATATAGCATTTAAAGTAGTTGACATAATCATTATGTTACAGATAATGGGTGAAGCGAATGAAGCAGAACGCCACAAATTACTAGGTAGCTTTGTTGGAGGTATTATTGGTACTGGCGGTGGCGTATTCTTAGGAGGACTTGTCGGCGCGTTTGGCGGACCTTTTGCATGGGTTACAGCACCAGCTGGCGCAATTGCTGGAGGTATTTTAGGTGGATACGGTGGAGATTGGCTTGGTTACAAAATTGTGGAATGGGCATTAGGTAATGAACCACCACCATCGGAAATATCCGCAGTTAATCAACAAATTCTTTCTGAGATGGCAACGGTATCTGGGGCTGGAGCGCAAATGATGATGGCAGAAGCTGCAGCGCAATACGGAACACCTGGACAAACTACTACATCTGCAAACTATGGACCTCCAGGTACTGGCCTAGGTCTATTTGGTGTGCCAGGTGTAGCTACGTCTGGAATGGGAGTAGGTACTGCATCAGTTTATCCAAATGCAAGATTAAGCAGTGCCCAGTCAAGGAGAATTGTTAACGTTCAACCTGGGTTTGAAACTAACGCTTTAGACGCAATTGCAGAGTCAGCATTAGCAAATGGTAATACTTTTATTATAAAAGGTGGAGATCAAACCGTATCGCCTGTTATAACACAACAGGGTGGAAGCGTTTCTGTTGAAGCTCCTACTATTATCGGTAATCATATGGATAAAAATATGAACACTTACGCATCAGGGCCGTATCCTGGTGTAGTGTATGAATAATTAAATAAAAAAGAGGACCCGAAGATCCT